GGCCGGTCAGGGTTCACCCCGGCATCGAAGCTACAGAGGGCAGCGATCACCGACCGCCCGTCCCTCATGCCCGGCGAGGGCCCCATCGACCCTGCGCACATCACCCCACGGGCCCAGGGCGGATGCGACGATCCGCTGTGCGTGGTGCCGTTGCACCGGACAGCCCACCGTGCGTTCGATGACGGCGACCTCGACATCCTCGGCGCCATGATCGCCAACGGCCTGTGGGCGGAGATGGCGCACGCGATCGAAGCGCACCAGGTCGACCCGATCAGTCTGCTGCAGCGCCTGACCGGGCAGCGGTGGGCGCCCGTCGACCAGGCCGGGGAGAACCAGGCAGCGTGACCCACCTCGAGTCCGCAGCCCGCGCCATGGAGCGCGCCCTTCCCCGTAGCACTAGGGGAACGGTTAGCCGTACATCACCCAGCACCCATAGGGGGGACCAGCCGTGAACATCTCTCTGCCTGACTACATCTGGCTACGCAAAGGCCGGCCCAGGACCGTGACCGTCGCGGGACGGGCGCCAAGGGTTGGCCGGGCGTACGTTGCCGTGCCACCCAAGGACAGCGGGAAGCCCAGGATGCACGTGACGGTCCTCGCGGTGGAGGCGCTGGACGATGGGTGGTCGGTGGCCGTAACGGCGGGGGACACCGTGGATCATCCGCGGCTGTTGCGCGCCCGACCGGGCGCGGGCGGGGATTACACCACGGAGCCGCGCCTCGCAGCGGACGGTGAACCCGAGGCGGTCCCGGAGTCCTACCAGGCAGGGATCAGCGCGGACGCATCCGACCGTGACCATGAGTTGCGCGCCATGAAGATCCGGCTGGCGCGGGAGCACATCCGGCGTGGCGCGGAGATCCTTGAGGGCGCGGGGCATCACGCGAAGCGAGCGGCACGGGAGATCCGCCAGCACGTCGACAAGATCGAACCCTGACGCTCGACTAGACGTTGAGACGTCCGACCCGATGCGATAGAATCACGGTAGTTCAACTGCGACGCCTACTGGCAAGGATCAGAATGGCACCGCGGGCCAGAAATCAAGGCAACGGACACTGTCTCTCCGCGCCGATTTCCAGCCGTGAACACCCTCTTCATATGGACACCACGCGCTCAGAGCCCACGCGGCTCAACGTCGTCACGTTCCCCCAGCAGACCACCCAGCCCGCCCAGCATGACTGCGCGGGCGATCTGTCGTTGCAGGAGGGGGTGGTCGCCACCGTGCGGGGCATCGTCACCATCGTCCCCGACCCATGCTCAGGCTCCTACCTGTGCGACTGCCCTACCTGCGTCAAGGACCGCGAACGCCTCGCCGCAAGGGGCGCCAGGACGCGAGTCCCGCAACCCTGGGACACAAGGCGGGCAGCCTAGATGGCGAGCGAACAAAGCGAACGCCCCACACGCGGGAAGCGTCAATCCGTCAACCGTCAGCGCGACTGGAAGCCCGAGTTCCTGAAGGCATACGAGGAGACCGGCGTCATCGCCGTGGCGTGCAAGGCCGCGGCGATCGGACGCACCGCGGTCCACAACGCCCGGCAGGCTGACGAGGACTTCGCCCTGGCGATGCACGACGCCGCGGAAGCGTTCACGGACAGCCTGGAGCGTGAGGGCTACCGTCGTGCCGTTGACGGGTCCGACCGGCTCATCGAGTTCTTCCTGCGGGCACGTAAGCCGCAGACGTACCGCGACAATGTGAAGGTCGAGCACAGCGGGTCTGTGAAGCATGACCTGGGAGCGAAGACCGATGCCGAGCTTGACGATCTCGAAGCGCGTCTCTCGCGCTGACCGGCTGCAACGCATCGCGGTCCTGCAGGAACGGGACCGCCGGGCGTGCCGGAAGGATGCCGCAGTGTTCGTGGAGCGGCACTGCACCATCGAGGACACGTCGGGTGCGGTGATGCCGTTCAACCTTTGGCCGTTTCAGCGTGACGTCCTTCGGGCGTTGCAGGACGGCAACCTCGTGATCGTCCTCAAAGCCCGGCGTCTCGGACTGTCGTGGGTGGTGCTCGCCTACGCGCTGTGGCTCGCCGTGATGTCGCAAGGCATCCGCATCCTGATCCTGTGCAAGACGGAGGGTGACGCCTCGGAGTCCCTGGACCGCATCCGCCGCATGTTGGAGCGCATCCAGAACGACCCCGCGTCAGCACACATTCTCGCCGACCTGCAGCGTCCCGCGAAAGAACGTGACGCGGTGACGAAGCTGGACGTTGGTGGCTCCACGATCCGTGCGCTGGTTGGTACGCCGGCCGCTGCACGTTCGGAGACCGCGGGTCTCGTCCTGTGCGACGAGTTCGCGTTCCAACGGCGCGCATCGGACATCTGGCGGGCGATCCTGCCGACCATCGACGGTGGCGGTCAGATCGCTGTGGTGTCGACCGGCAACGGCGCATCGACGAGCGGCGGTGATGGCGCCGAGTTCGCGTCACAGTGGGAGCGGGCACGCACCGGACTGTCTGGGTTCACGCCGTTCTTCTTTCCGTGGATGGCGCATCCCGAACGCGACGGGGCGTGGAAGGCCGCTGCGCTCGCCGCGCAGGGCGACGAGGAACGCTTCAAGGTCGAGTTCCCGGAGACCGAGGATGACGCGTTTCTGTTCCCCGACACTAACTTCGTGTTCAGTGGTGCGGCGGTCACGGCAGCCGTTGAGCTCGGCCGGCGCTTCGATGAGATGCGCGAGACGGGTGAGATGCCACCGCCCAGCAACGGCATGATGGCCGCGGGTGTTGACTGGGGCGACTTCCGTACGCACATGGTCCCGGTGTGGGAACTGGAGCGCGGGGGCGTGTACGTGCCTCCCGGTGAACACGCCGCTACCCAAACGGACGCTGAGGCGATGACGCTGGCAATGCTGGAGAAGGTCGGCCGCTACGACTACTGGTTCGGTGAGGAGCGTTACGACTCCTCGTTTAAGAACACCAACCGCACGTTCGTGAAGACAGCAGAGGCGCTGCTCGGCAGGCATGACCCGATCCGCAAGATCGGACGCCCCAACAGCGTCCCGGTCGCGTTCGCCGCGTACAAAAGCATGACCGTGACCTACCTGCGGTTCTTGCTGCGCCGCACCCTCGCCGGTGAGACCACTCGCGTCCTGGCGATCAGCCCAACTAACACGGTGCTGATCGAGCAGATGCGTCAACTGCAGCAGAAGGAGGACGGCATGATCGTGAAGGGCAACGACGACGCTGTCGACTCCCTCATCGCTGGGGCGCAGCCGCTGGCCAAGCGCCACCGTGCGCTCGTGGACGAGGTGCAGGTATGACCGCGCTCGACGACCTTGAGGCAAAGATCAAGGGCACCGACACGTGGCCTCCGAAATGGGACACCGCCTGGGCGACCGTCGCCAAGTGGCAGGCGTTCCGTGCCGCTGACACCGACGCGCTGAAGGTCATCGCCCACTGGAGTTCCACAGACTCCCGCACCTATTTCGCTGACCCGATGCCCGCGAAGATCAGCGGCACGTTCGCCGACCTGATCTTCGGCGAAGACCCCGAGTTCACCGCCGCGAACGATAGGGACCAGGACCGCTTGACGGAGATCGTCGAGGAGAACGGCTTGGCCTCCGAGTTGCAGCTCGCCGCGGACACGAGTGTCGCGGAGGGCGAGGTGTGGTGGCGCATCCTCGTGGACCCCGACCAGGCCGACGTGCCGATCATCCGATGGCACTCCCGCGGCCAGGTGCTACCACTGATCCGGGGCCGCAAGGTTCTGGCGTGCGCGTTCGTGTCGACGATTGCGGTGGAGTCCGATGGTGCGCGTGTCACCCGCCTGTTTGAGGTGCATGGCGATGGCGCGATGCTCAACCTTCTGTTCGAGGGCACGTCCACGTCGCTGGGTGTTCCCACGGCGTTGCAGTCTCGACCGGAGACCGCTGACCTTCCCGACGTGTGGAACCATGGCCTGCCGATGCTGGCGGGGCGCGTGGTCAACAAGATCGGCCGGCGCGGCAGCCTCGGCGTGAGCGACTACGCTGGTGTCAGCGACTACCTGCTGGCGCTGAATGAGACGGCGACGATCGGGCAGGAGAACGCCCGCCTGACGCTCAAGAAGCGTGTCGTGGTGCCGCAACGGTTCCTGGACAAGAACGGTGACTTCCCGGCTGGCGCTGATGTCATCATCGCCACGGATACCGACGCTGACCCTGACAAGCCGGGGCAGGGCCTCGCGCAGATCGAGTGGTCATTCGACGCGCAGGCGTTCATTGCGTACAAGCACGAGTTGGAGCAGACGATCGTGGCGCGCGTTGGGCTCGTCCCGCAACTGTTGGGTATCGGTTCGGCGCAGGACGGTGGCGGCCAGGCCATCACTGGCCCCGCTATCAAGCTGCGCTACATGCCGGCCACGTTGTCGGCAGCTGGTAAGGCCCGGTTCTGGGACGACGAACTGCCTGGGATCCTGTGCGCAGCCCAGCGCGTCGACGCGCTCAGTCCGAAGCAGGATGGTCTCGGACGTCCGTGGGCTGAGCCGTCTACCCCGCCGACCGTGGAGCGTTCCGCGACGTTGCCGGAGGATGAGACGGAGGAGGCCACGCGCCACCAGATCCTCGTCGCTTCGGAGTTGGAGGCACGGCAGACCGCGATCGAGGCGTTGCACCCCGACTGGGATGAGGCGCGCGTGACTGAGGAGGTCGACCGCATCAAGGCCGACCTTGGCGAAGTACCGGCACCGGACCAGCCCGCGTCTGTCGACTCACACCTTCCCGCCGCTACGTAGCGGCGACATCAGCGAGACCCGCTAGCTGCGGCCGTAGGGGCCGGCGCCACGTTGGCGCGCATCACCGCGGGCACCAGGAGGCCAGCCACATGGCTGACACCGACCAGCAGGAAGAGACC